CGCTGATGCGGTTTGGACAGATGAGATAATCCAAAAGATGGCCGATTTTCGGGCCGCTGAAATAAGGGATTAGGCGGAACGGAATGGGTAATATATCTAAACCATAATGGAACAAGTCGTAGACATATGGCCTATTCTTTCTGGAGTAATTGCAGTAGGAGCGGTAGCAATAGCCTTCAGAGCAGAGATACTAGTGCGTGTAAAAGTACTTGAAGATAAAGTGCAGACACTCTTTGAGTTATTTAATAAGAAATGATCTTACTACCGTAAAGGTGATTTACTACCTTCCTGATTATGACCACGTTCTTCAGGAGTTTGTATTTCAGCAATACGATATAGTGCCAGAGTATCCTAAACCGTAATGGAACAAGTAGTAGACATAAATCGCACTTGGAGAACTGAACATAAGAGAGCATAACATGAAAAATAAATTTTTTAATTTTCCAAAACTACGAAAGACTTTTTTCTCCTTCTTCAGTGTAATAGCATTGTCAGGAATGCTTTTACAATGTGACTCCACAAAAGCTATAGCAGCAAACTGTGGACCACAACATGAAGAGATGCTAGATACAGCAGTACGTATTAATACTGCAGGTTCTGGTACAGTTCTATATTCAAAACAACATGAAGGTAAGTGGGAATCATATATCCTAACCAACTACCATGTAATTGGTGAACAGATTACCATAAGAGAAGTATGGGACGGTATGAAAGGTAAGAAGGTTAAACGGGAAACTAGGGAGCCTGTAACTGCATTCTGGTTTGACTATGTGCGTTGTTCTCGTTCAGTAGGTACTCGTGGTCGTATAGCGGATATCGTAGCACATGATGAGCAAAGAGATTTAGCTCTACTTAAACTACGAGATACAGAGCGTGGTGTAGTACGTATTGCCTATATGCTTCCAGAGAAAGAGTCACCTAAACTAGGCCAGACTGTATGGGCCGTAGGTGCAGGATTAGGTTTTCCACCTTCCATGACTTCAGGAGAGATGGCTTTTGCTGAACAGGTTATTAACGGATATAGATATCAACTAGCCACTGCACCTATTATCTTTGGTAATAGTGGTGGTGCATTATTCGCTTACTCTGATATACGCAAGAAGTATGAAATGATTGGCGTACCTTCCAGAGTATCAGCGGCTGGATTTCAGGCTGTAACCCACATGGGTTGGTCTATTCCTACAGAAACAGTGTATACTTTCTTACGAGAGAACTTTCATGGTTTCATTGTAGGAGATAAATACCTAAAGCCAGAGAATAGAAAGCCTAAATCGGATAAAGACAAGAAGTAATATGCAAGACATAGAACTTCAAGCATACATTAATGCTCTTATGGATCAGCGTAATACTGCACTAAATAAACTTGCAGAAGTAATGTCTAGTAATTTTGCTTTAAATAAAGAATTGCAAAAGTTGAAAGAAGTAAAAAAAGATAGTGAAAACCTTGTATACTAACTAAAAGGAAGTAAAAAACATGGCTGTAGTACCAAACAATGTATTTACTGGCTACAACAGAGATAAACTAAAGGGCATGGCAAGAAGCTACGGGTATTCGGGAGAAGACTTGGCAGACTTTGGAAGTTTCCTTGAACAAAATCCTAGTGTAGCTGCTGATTATTTTGCTCAACAAGACATGGATATGTTTGGTCCAGATGATCAGCAAAGGCAGTTTCAAACTGGTGGACTACAGCCACCTTTGATTGGTGAGCTTACTGCTCAAAGAACTTTAACTCCTGCTCTTCCTGTAGGTGCTGCATTTCAAGCAGTGCAGACGCCTTTTGAAGCAGCACAAACTATTGCTCCAGCAGCGGGACAAATAACGACAGATGTAACTATTCCTTCAGCCGCACAAGGGGCTGTAGCACAAACTGCTGTGCCTACTGCAGCGGCTGCTCCACAAGCTACTGCTGTAACCACTACTCCAGAGGTACAAGCTGCTGCTGCTCAAGCTGCTCAATTACAAGCTCCTAGCCAGACTATTGAGGCCCAGCAACAGGCACAATCAAATATTGCTAATGTACAAGCTGCTCAACAAGCACAAGCTGTGCAAGTACAGGCTCCTGCTGCAAGACAACTACAAGCGGAAGAAGTTGTAGCTGCTCCTACAGCACAAGCTACCCAAGCGGCTGAATTTATTGAGCCTGTAGCACAAGCTGCTGTAGCTGCACCTACTGCAGAAGCTACTGTTCAAGGGCAATTAGCACAGTTACAAGCTCAATTTGAACAAGGAGAAGTTCCTCCTTGGGCAAGGGGAGCAGTTCGTGCTGCAGAACAGACTATGGCGGCACGAGGATTGGGTGCAAGTAGTATAGCAGGACAGGCTATTCTTGATGCTGCATTAGAACAGGCTTTACCTATTGCTCAACTGGATGCTCGTACTGTAGCTGCATTTGAAACCCAGAATTTAACTAACAGGCAACAGGCAGCAATGGTTCGTGCTCAATACAGAGCACAATTTATGCAGCAGGAGTTTGATCAATCTTTTCAAACTCGTGTAAGAAATGCTGCTACAGTATCAGATATAGCCAATCGTAATTTTACTGCTGATCAACAGATTGCTTTAGAAAATTCCAGATTAACACAGACGGTAGATTTAGCAAATTTAAGCAATAGTCAAGCTGTAGTTATGGCGCAGGCTGCTGCACTATCCCAACTAGATATTGCTAACTTGAATAACAGACAACAATCTGCAGTACAGAATGCCCAGAATTTTCTGCAACTGGATACTGCAAATTTGGCTAATACACAACAGACTGCTCTATTTAATTCTCAACAGCAGGTACAGTCCTTGCTGACAGATGCAGCGGCAGAAAACAATGTTAGACAAATAAACGCTAGAAGTCAGCAGCAAGGTGATCAGTTTTATGATAATCTTATTTCTAGTGTAGGACAGAATAACACAGCACAAAGAAATGCTATGGATCAATTTAATGCCGGTGCTGTAAATGCTTTACAAAGATTTAATTCTGAAGTTGTAAATCAGAGAGAACAATTTAATGCCCGTAATCAATTGGCTATCGAACAGAGCAATGCTGTGTGGCGAAGAGAGATTGCTACTGCAGATACTGCAGCGGTTAATTTCCAAAATCAATTAAATGCACAAAATTTACTGGATATAAGTAACACAGCATATGGCAATCTATGGCAGGAGTATAGAGATGTCATGGAATTTGCTTGGAGAAGTGGTGAAAGTGATCTTGATAGAATACAGGCATTGCAGCTAGTTCAGGCTAATGCAGATAATTCAAGAAACTTAGCAGAATTTCAAGCAGATAGACAAAATAGTGCAGCAGTAGGTGGATTTTTAGGGGACATATTTAAACCATTTGCATCTGCTGGTGTTAGTGCGCTAATTAAAGGAATTTTTTAAATGGCAATAAATGGAAATGAAAAAGGTTCTGTAGCTTCAACAGCCGTATCAAGATATTTAGCGGATGTAAAAAAATATTCTACTCCACAATCTTCTTCTGTTTTAGATTTCATGCAAGCAGACGATCAGAATGTTTCAGAATTAGTAAACAAACTTTCTGCTACTACAAAAAAAGAAATAGGTAGTAACTGGTTTGATGATGTTGGTAGTATAAAAGAAGCGGCAGATAAAGCTATGGCGGAACTTGCCACAACAAATCCGGCTGCTGCTAAAGAAATAAGGGCAATTGCTCAAAGGATTAGATCACGTACTGATGCAACTATGGCTAGAGCAACCCAAAGAAGGGGGCTTTTAGCTGCTCAGAGAGGGGTTGAAACCTCACGAAAAGCACAACAGATGATTGCTCAAAAACAACCTGTAGATTCTTCTACAAGACTTGCTCAAATTATAGCTGCTAATATGCGAAGCCTTAAAGCTATGCAGCAAGCTCCTATAGTTTCATTAGAAACCGAAGAGGCAACAATTACTCCTCAAGAAAAGGTAACATAATCAATGCAAAGTTTAGATACAGCGCAATTTCAAGCTCCTATTCCGGGCATGTCTTTGATGACAGAGCCTCAAAATCGTCCTTGGGAAACACCAGCTAAATACTCTGCTCCAGAAGATGCTTTAACTTTCTACATTGAAAAATTAACTACTACTCAAAAATCTTCTGAACTTTTAGGCATACTAGAATTAGGGTATCCTGTAGCAAACTTAATTGATACCATAACTTTAGGTGGTGTTATGCAAGGACTTCATACGATAGATGTTGCAATTGTAATCTCTCCTGCCTTGTATGAATTGATTACAGGCATGGCTGATGCAGTAGGAATAGAATATAAAAATGGTGTAACAGACATACCTAGCGATGCCTCACAAACACTGTTGGCAAGAGCATCTAAAAGGCCCGAAGCAGAAGAATTAGTAGAAGAAGTTGAAGAAGAAGAAATTCAAAATTTAGCAGAAGCAGCTACCGGGGGATTAATGGCAAGACCCGCTGCTGATGAAATGCAGGAGATATAAGTAATGAAATTTTATGCTGGAGATATTTTTAGGGGGGCTAGTATACCTTTAAGAGAAGCCATACGTGGTGATGATGCTCTTGAAAATTTTAAGACTGCAAGTAAACAAGGAATTTCTAACTTTTTTAAACAAGGCATGGATGAATGGGACAAGTTTAAAAAATCGGACGAAGTAACAAGAGATAGAATTAAACTTCTTATGCGTCTTGGAGTAAAAAATAAAGAATTTGCAGTAGCTCTTGCAGGACAAGATGAAGAAGCTTTCAAAAATATGGTTACTACTTTCAATGAAGCTCAAACAAAAACTAATGATATTCTAACTCTTAGAGATCATGTTAGGGCACAAGGTATTCCTACAGATGATGTTCTTGCTGGTGCCATTCCTTCTATAGGAGGAGAAGGAGAAATAGATAAGAAAGTTGTAGAAGACTTAACAAATGAAACTGTTGATGAAGTTGTAAGCAGAGTTATAGGTACAGTAACTCCGGGCACATTTAGTGCAAATCAAGAAAAAGGCTTTTCCGATTATTTGAAAGATCACTATGCACAAAGAGGATTTGGTGATGACAAATGGAGAAGTGATCTTATTCGTACAAAAGCTTTATCCGGTGCTGCCGCACTTAGGCCAGTTGGAGTATCTGAAGAAGATTGGCTAGGGTTCATGCAAGGAAAGATTACACGGGGAACACCTTCTGAAGTTCAATTTAGAGCACCCTTCTCTCGTGCTGCAGAAAGAGAAGAAGAAGTGGCAGAACTTAATTTTGAAACAGCAAAACTACAGTTTGCGGAATTACAAAGCAAAATGCAGGATATAAAAGACCTCGATACACCGATAGCAAGCTATATGGACTTAAATCATCCATCTATTATAAAAATGTTTGATAGGGTGGGAGTATCTGCAGATGAAACTACAACTGTAAGGCAGTTTAATAAACAGGCTGCGGCGGTTGGCTGGCTAGTTGATGCTTTTGATAAAATAACAAAGGATGAATTTGTTAGTCTTTCACGAACAGATGTTAGTTCTATAAGAGCAGATACTAGAGGCATGATAGTAGGATACTTTGGAAAAGGGCTTAAAATACATCCTGTTACTGGGCATATGGGTTTCGTTGAAGGGAAGGTATATAGGCAAAGTCAAATATATGCAGTAAATAAGGCAACTCTGGGTGCAATGATTGTTTCAAATGCGGCAGCTAAAGCAACAAATGGCAATATGACCGAAATGTATAGAGTTCGAGATGCCTATCTTGACAAATATCTTGCCAAGTATGCTTTAGATGAAGTGAAAAATATTGCCAATGGTGTAGATTTAGAAAAACTGGTATTAGATTCTTCTCAACCTAAAGAAGAAGTTAAAAAGATTATGAAAAAATTACGTGGAGGGCAAACTGCAGGCTATCATGAAAACGTACTAGGACTACTAGACCTACAAGCAATAGGGGATATTGAAAAGTATCTTAATATACTAGCAGAGGATAAATCAGCCACATTAGGAAGCGGCACCAAAGGTGTTGCTCAATTTTTACGGACATATGGTATTACTCTTGAACAGAATGCTGCTTATGTTGCTCCAGAAGAAAGAAGTAATGTCTTTGGTGCTGAAGAAGAGGCTGCTGTAGATACTACTGCTGCTGTAGATAAAGCAGAAGAGGCTGCTGCTGATAACGCACTTAAAATTCCTGCAGGTGTGAATGTTAGAAGGACAGCTAATATCTTAGCAAAAGAACTTGAGGGTGGGCAAAATAGCTATGCCGCTTTAGCGAAAGCGGGTATAACTGATGTATATACACAAAATAAATTTCTTGAAAAACTAAAAAATGCGGGTCTTCTTACAGATGATCTACTTAGGGGAGATATAGGTGCCGCTCCTCTAATCACACAATTGACTGAAGCCCTTGATCCTTTGTTTAAACAAGCAGGTGTCACTGCCGGTACAGATCAAACCGGCGGGGCAGGCGTCTTAAATATGGAGAGCATAGCAGCTATGAGGGCAGGTTCTGAAGCGGAAAATGTACCTTTTTCGACTGCTGTAGATAGGGAAGTATCTGAAGGGGAGCCAAAGTTGAGAGAAACCACTTCGGCTGAGGAACGTAAAAAAATTGCCAACAACCTTATACCCGATAATGACCAGCCGAAATCTGGATTAATGGCAAATCAACGGGAAGTTATAAGTGAAGCAGAAGCAGACGCTGCAGGTAAAGCAATTAAGCAAAGCGTTATACATTTTGAGGAACTTTATAAAGTTGGTACTTTTAAAAATTTACGAGGAAAGGGCGCAGTAATGATCAGAATTAAAAGGATGCTTAGACCAATACTTGAGGCAGAAGAGTATGAAGCAATTCACGATACGAATAAATTTATGAATAATCTGGCGGATTACATTTACGACAGATTTGAAGAAAAGAGCCTTGGACCACAAAACTAAATGAAAGACTATCACGCACAACAAAATTTAACTAGAGAAGCGTTATTGAAAAATGACGCTTTTCTTACTGATGCTGCTATCTATATGGGAAAGCGCACTAGACGAACTTTTGAAACAGACGAAGAATTATTTGATGCTTTTGTCGAACAAATGAGAATGTCATCCGTTAATGAAGTTGATGCGTATAGAGATTTTGATTACATTCGCAAAGCCAATGATGTAGAAAAAAACAGGGCAGGAAAACTGTTCTTGGCTTTTGATAGAGTAGAAAATCCTACAAGCGTCATGAAGTTAATTGGAGATTATGGCGAAGGATTGTTAACAGCCCCTTCTACCTATCTTAGTGTTATTCCCGGTTTAGGCATAGCAGCTAAACTTGGTATAACAGGCGCTACTTCTCTGATGGCAAAGGGCGCTGCATTTGGAGCTACCAGAACCATAAATCAGACAGCAAAAGCTCTTGCTTCTACAAATATCAAAAAAAGAGCACTGGGAGGTGCCCTTTCAGCAGGAGCAGTAGAAGGTACTGTAGGAGCGGTTCAGGGGGGTTTATATGGGGCCGCTCGTAAAGACACAGGAGTAGAAGAATATAAAGACGTTAGTGTAGGAAAATATGCTGGAGTTGGTTTTCTAGCTGGAGCAGTTCCCGGTGTAGTCATTGGCGGTGGTATAGCTGCTAAAACGGCCATGCAAGAACGAAAGGCTATGGAATTACTAAGTGATGGGATAAAGGCACGTTCCAAACGGCTTGAATTTGGATCAAAGGCGGTTGCTAAATTACAAGAAACCAATAGAGAAATGTATAACGCTGTGTCTAAAAGACTAGACCCGTTGGCAGAGAGATTAGGTAAAGAACTAGAAGAGGGTGCATCACTAAAACAGAGACTAACACCAGATTTTATGAAGGATCATTTTGAAGTTAAGATGAATGCAGATGTGATAAGAAACATGAAGGGTGCTGCTGTAGAAATCCTACTCGCAGCAGGAGTAAAAGACATTCCTGCAACTGCAAGACTATCAGAAATAATGTGGAGAGCATTAACAAAACAAGGTGCTCTGGCAACAGATGATATGGGTGTAGAGGTTGTTGGTGGTAAAAAATTAATGGAAATTATGGACAAGTATGGTCTTACACAAGACCAACTGGCAAATATATTTCTTGCCGAAATGTCAGAAGCAGGTAGAACACTTTCTTTAGGAGGGCATTCACGAAAAAAATTGCTGCAGCAGTTATCTAATGAACATAAAATAATAGATAAAATGCAATTGGGAGATGAGACTTTTCAACGAGCACTTGAGGTATTTGAAAAAACTCCCGGTAGGGCAAGAGAACTAATTAAAAATATGGATAAATTTAGGCTGGGTTTAATGACTATCCAAACAGCTACCACTGCTAGAAACACGGCAAATGCTACAGGCAGAACTTTTCTATTTGCTTTGGATAATCTAGGGCATGGTGTTCTGGATATGGCTACAGGAAAAATTGCAAAAGGTGCAGCACGGGCCGGATCAGGAATGCGACTTTTTAGGTCTATGACTTGGAATCAATCTGAAGCAAATGCCTTGCGACTATTATTTGCAGATGAGATGCCAAGAACATTTGGAAGACTGTATATGCAAAATGCAGATGTTGCGGCTGCTATGGGCTTCGGATCAGGATTTGCAAATTTCTCTAGGAAATTAAATGTATTGAACACTGTTTCAGATAATGCCTTTAAACGTGCGGTATTCATGTCTGAATTGCAGAGCCTAGTCGGAGTAAAAGAACTACGAAAACTGATGAAGGAAGGAAAATTTTCCACTATTGATAAAGAAACAATAGCAAAGGCCATGAATGAAGCATTGTCATTCACTTACCAAAAATCATATAGAGGCATAAACGGCAAAAAAACAAAAGCTTCTGGCTTTCTTGAACTTTTAAGTACTCCAGCTACAACTTGGTTAATACCTTTTCCTAAATTTATAATGAACTCTGTTGAGTTCATGTGGACACATGCGCCCATTCTTGGGTTGGCTTCAAAAGGAGGTACGAAAGAAAAACTTGCTAAACAACTTACTGGTACAGGAATGCTATACGGTGCTATTCAGTTACGAGCACAACAAGGTCCAGATGCAAAATGGTGGGAATGGTACGATGAGGAAACAGGAGAATATGAAAATGCTTTGGCTTTTTATGGCCCCTTTGCTCCTTATATGTTTGCAGCAGATTTAATACTTAGATCGAATATGCGAAATAAAACAGTTAGTGATGCTACAGGACTTCCATTAGGCGATGTTCCTCTTGTTGTAGGGGAACAAACAAGAAAAAATTGGGCTAGAGTAGCTGAAGATTCGTTTTTGGAATCAATGTTTAAAGACCCCAATGAAATGCTTGCTCAATTTAATAAAGCCGTATTTGGTACTACCTTTAGAACTGGTACTGGACTTGAAATGATAAATGCACTTCATAGGGATTTGGAAACATCTATTAAAGGTGCAAACTATGGCGGATTTAAAAGGACGATAGCAACTTTTGGTGGTAATTATTTAAATACGTTTACTGTTGGTATGGGAGAAGTTAGAGATATTTATGGCTTGGTTGATCCACAGTACCGAATTATTCAAGACCCTGAAGCTGAAGTAAACCCATTTGATTTATTTGTAGCAAAGGCTACTAGGTCACTACCAATTAGTATGGAAGGAAAATACTTTGGTTTAATTAAAGGTAAGGATGGAACTAGAGTAGGTACGCCTGCAAGATCAGCCACTTCTGGAGAACTACTTACCCGTGAACGATCTGGAAGAAAGCAATTAACAGGTAGAGGAACAGTTAGAACAAAAGACATAGTACGAAAAGCATTGGATTTTCATAAAATACCTAGCTATAGAGCTTTTCCAAAATTAAAAGAACCTGACCTAGATAAGATGGCAAAAGATTTGTATAATGAATACACAGAAAAAAGGCTTGTTCCACTTCTAGCAGGAGCAGAATATAGAAACCAACCAGAAACCCCTAGAGGAGGATATGCTCAAAAGCTGATGTTAAAGCAATCTCTTGATTTAAGCAGAAGTGATGTATACAATCATTTAATTAGCACAGTTGGGCAAAAATATACGAAGCTGGTGAATGAACATTCTGATGATGTAGAAAGTATAAAAAAGGCAGAGAACCAACTTACATTTTTATTCAAACTTAAATTTTCTGAACTGCCTGATGGAAAACGGGAAATAGGAGAAATAGAGTATTTAAAAGATAACGATCCCCCCACTAGCTGGGAAGACTATAGAGATTTATATGCCCGTGCAGCGAAAGTAACCCAGTAATTGTCTGCTACAATGTTCATGAAAGTATTTGAGACTGTAGGTATACCAGTACTTACGGCTGCTGCTGCTGGCTATGCATTATGGTGGTTAATCAGATGGATAACAGGAAACTTTAAACAAGAACTTCATGATGAACACGAGGACATTACAAAGAGAATAGCTGTTTTAAAAGAAGAGATAGACGAAGAAATACGAGACACTAGAAGCAGCTTACAAAAAGAACTGTCCGAATGTAAAACAATTCTTATTAGGCTTGTAGATAGAATTAGAGTTCTTGAAGTTAATTTTATAGAACATGATGAGACAGTTCGTGCTGCATATGGACTGAAGAGGGCTAAAAGAAAAAGGCCCCGCCACGAAATGGTGGAGGAGCTTCAAGAGCAGATTAAGGATGCAGGTAAAACTAATGGCAACTAAGAAAAATTCTAGTATGAAAGGCTTAACCATTAAAGGAGGTCATAAAAGACCTACAAAATCCGGTGCTGGCATGACTGCCAAAGGAGTTCGTGCTTATCGTAAAAAGAATCCCGGCAGTAAACTAAAAACCGCTGTAACAGAAAGTAAACCTCGCACCAAATCAAGAGCAAATAGACGCAAGAGCTATTGCGCTAGGTCTGCGGGACAAATGAAAAAGTTTCCAAAGGCAGCAAAAAATCCTAACAGTCGTTTACGTCAAGCTCGTAAAAGATGGAAGTGTTAAGGAAAAATATGGTAGTATGCACAGGCTATCATAGATGTAACAAGTAAAAAATAAAGTACGTAAAAATGTCGTAGAATACTTTTTTTCATTTTGTCTGTACTTATAAAACTAGTATTAGAGGGGGCCTTTGTGCCCCTTCTTTTTTTTACCCATTCTTTAGCTTCATTCTCAAGCTGCATTTAATTTTTCCAAGTTTTCAAAATATGCCATATTAAATCCCCGCTCCCACTCTTTATAAAAAGCAGTATTAGGTAGGTAGGGATTTATTATTTTACCAGTATGGAATGCACGATAACCCTTCTCTACTTGAATTTTTAGAGGAGGTTGCCTGTCTTTAATGTACTTACTTTTCACAATTAATTTCTCCATGAAGATTTAGGACCAAGTTTCTTTCTATGCCTAAGAAATTTAGGCTTGTGTCTTCGTTTAAACTTCTTACGAGGACTGTATGCATACGTATTTTTTTTCATTGTGGGGAAGCAGCTAAAGGAATAACAGAAGGAAAGTCTACTATCTCACATGCATCTGCAGTACATGCTAGTTCCTGTGTTCCTGAAGTTAAATCTTCCTTTTCATAATTACTAAATTCCTCCCACGCAACTTGTGCAGGCATTTTATTTGCAAGTTCTACATAAGCCTTTTTATCACAGTCCTGATAGGGAGCCTGCTTGTATGTATGTTCAGTCATAGGAAGAAAACTTATGCCTGACATGTCATCAAAATTATCGTACACAAAATTAGCTACTCCCAGCCACTCTGCTTCCTTCAAGCTTACTGTAATAGATGGCTTATGTTCACACCAATTAGTAGCATATATTTTCCACAAAGTCAAGTGATCAATTGCAGAAATATCTTTTCTGGTTACTGCAGCATCTGGAGACTTGAATGGAAAAGAGAACACAGTCATGCTATCTGGTTTTTCTACAGCATCCTCATGTGGAAAGCCCTGATCAACTAAAAATTGTGTCAGTGGGTCTTTCTTATCTGCTCTTATGGTTCGTACATAATAATCATTATGTCTGGGATGAATACCGCTTGCAGCATTGACTAACTGGCTTACTGTTCCTGAAGGCTTGACACAGGTAATGGCTGCAGAAGTCTCTATGCCTAGTGTAGAGGCCCACTTACGATTAGTATTGACTGCATGTGTCCTAAGACTGACCAACAATGAAGGAAGGCTATCTTTTGTTTTATTGGCTAACATTTTATTGTCCATGATCCCAGTCAAGGAAACACCTAGTAACCTCTCTTCTTCAGTGTTACGTGTCCATTGCCTACTTAGTCCTTTGATATCCGTTAAACAAGACTGAATAGTTCCTAAGATAGTGGCAAGCTCAACCTTTCTCTGCAATGTTTCAGGCGTATCCTCTGCTCTAACGACTACTTCAGATAAATTACAGAATTGCTTTGGTCGTAGAATAATCTCACAACAGGGATTAGTTCCATAGTCAATATTGGCATCTCTCCTTTCATACTTAGCTGCTTGCTGTTGAGCAGACCTACGATTAAATATTCCCCTCTCTCCTGATTTAGAATCGTACAAGGATACCCACTCACGCATGAATGTTCCTATGTCTGGCTTTTCTGTATAGCACACAGAGTTGTTAGATAGCGCACGTTGAGGCTCTGTATCCCACCATGATCCTGCCTTGGCATGGCGCATACGATCATCTGAAAGGTTAGACAGACTGATCAAGGCTGACCTACGAACACCGCCTACTACTACGACATCTGCAATTTTACACATAAGATCATGGCACTCAATGCTAGATAACTTTCGCCCGGAAGCTTTCTTGAATGTGTTTGTAGTAAATACAAATAGGTTATCTAGAGGGTCAGGACCACTTGCCCTACCACCAAAAGTCTTTAGCTTCGCTCCTGCTGGACGTATTCTTGACATGTCCCATTTAGGAACCATGCCAGCGTATAAAAGATTAATCAATTCCTTGTAGCCACGATGCCAACCTTCTTTGCTGTCTTGCACAACAATAGTTGTCTCACTGTCCTCAAATTCATCTGGTACTTTTGGAAGTTGTGCTATGTACTGCCTCTCCACAGAGAAGCCTACGCCTGTTCCATGCATCAAAATATATAGACACTCATCAAACGCTCGTGGACTATCAACAGGCATATAGCTGCAATTGTATGCAGCAATGTGGTTGCGCTCTAATGCTGGACCAGCCGTCATCATAGCTCTCATGCTAGGCATTACCTGCATGGTTACAATAGCTACATACAGATCAGTGTACAGTTCTTTTGGCATGGCATAGCTATGTTTATTTTTTAAATAATCTTTATAGAAATTCAATAAGCGGGTTACTGTCTCTTGCCATGTTTCTCTTCTTTGTTTTTCCCCATTCCATCTGGCGTAACGTGACATAGCTATAACTCTTTGGTAATCACTCATTAAATTATTCATGTAGTTGTCCTCCAGTGCATTTAATGTTAAGGCGTACAAGTCTAGTACCGTCAAGGTGATCCACTAGTTCTTCTAACATTTCTTCAAGCTCCTCTGTTGGATCACCATCTACAGGCATAAGAAACTCTTCTGCGTCTAATTCTAGAAGCATTGATACTCGTGCTTTTACTTTCATAAACTTTCCATACTTTCAATCAGCTTATTTACATACCATTCTGCCTTTTTCAAGTCCTCTATTTTGTTTTTGTAATTTTCTCTCCATGTGTACTTCAACACATTGCCCTTGCAGTACCCTTTAAATTCTTCGTCTGTAAGAGCGGCACGAATTGCCTGTATGCATTCTATACCGTGCTTGTTATAATGTGGAGGACTATTTACCATATCTATTGTCATCAGGCATTTCCTTTCGTGTCAGAATCTGGCGTTAAAAGTGTTGTACTCATTTCATCATCAGAAACAAGTGTAAGCATATTCTTTTGAACATACGTTTCAATTAATTCCCGAACAAAATTATTCTCCTCCATAGCAGGAATAGAAGCCGCTGCAAAGTTACACAATAAAAGCATGTTTCCAAATTCTTCTTCCGATAAAGTAGTCTCTTGTACATTGGTTACAATGGACACTTGAACTTCCCCTGTCCACGGAGATATGTCTCCTTCATCCTCTTTTACTGGCTTCAGTATAATGACAAAATCATCTGGTGTCAAGTATTTATGAAGTGTAGTCATAGCTTAGTTTCCCCTTAATTTGAATTACTTGTTGCGGCATTAAAATTAATTTCTCTCGTAACCATTCTTGTGGAACTACTCTATCACAATAAACAATACTTTTTTTATTACACCAATCACCATATGTAGTTTTTGATCCCTTTCTTATCTTTCGTTTACTATTTTCAAACACAAGCCTGATGTCTAAGTCACCGTGCTGCTTTTTTATTTCTGCGTGTTTTCTTCTATCGTCTGTAGACCAGAATCCTTTTACCTCTAGTATAATACCATTATCAAGAACAAAGTCTGGCGTGTAAGTTCTAATAGAAAAATCCACCCATTTTATTTTAACTTTTTCGTAACGAAGTTTATGCCTAGCTTTTTTAATTTGCTTTGCAATATTCTCCTCAAGGCCAGATCGAAATCCTCGTTGCCTTACCGCATAGTATCCTTTTTTATTGTACATTTCCCAACGCATGTATTTTTAAATTGTAGCAATCTGCCCGTACACGATAATTATTACTAGGATCAACATCACCCTTTTTCATAAAAATGGCCTTTTGTAAAAAGTCCTCCTTGTTAATTTTTCCTAAATACCAACCAACAGTAAAGTCATTTCTTACTCTCACAAAAGCATAGGAGTCACACAGTTGCTTAGTATTATATTTAGCTACGCTACAATCATATTCAGGTAGGGGCGTAACTGATGTTTGTTTAGTTTTAACATCCACCTTCTCTCCATCAGAAAGTAAAATATCATATTCATATGTATTTTGCCACTCTCCCCCTAAAAAGGACAGAGCAATTTGCTCACCCAAAAACCCTGCCAAGTTTCCCTTACCTTTTAGAATAGAATTATTTAATTTTCCTAGCTCCTTTGCTTTTTGTCTAGCCGCATCTAACATTTCTAAGGATATTACAATTTCTTTCATCATATATGTATCTCCAAAAAAGAGGAGGAAAGTTTTTACACTTTCCCCCAAGGTTTCCAATCATGACTACATACGATAACGACCACTAAATGGATCAACAAATAAACTTCTTGATCCTGTCTTATAACCTATCTTTCGTAGTTCCTCTGTCAAGTCAGAGTCTGCTTCTCGCCTTGCCTCAATTGCTGCCCTAACACCAGACAGTCGTTTATTCTTCAATGCTACTTTTGCATCTCGCAACTGTACAGACATTTCTTCTACAGTTTCCTGTAGCTCTTCTACTGACATACTTTCAAATACATTACCTTCTTCATCATTTGACATGGATATCATCTCCTTTCTCCATAGCTATATAACTAACAATAGGCTTTATTTTTGCCTTACTAACTTTTGACTCTTCTTCACTCAACATGTCTCCCCAGCAAGCCTGTCTAAAATTACAAAATTTACATTCTGTACCTAATACATATCTTCCTGTCTCCTTCTTATAAAAAGTTTCTTTAACAGGTTTAAAGCACCTCTTAAACTCATTATTTTTTATGGTTGTTACTGTTTTTTCTAAATCTTTAACAACCTTTTCTGGGTTACTCGTGTACTTAACATACTTAAACTCTCCCGTGGAATGATTTAAAACCCACCATCCTCCGGGTTCTACATTTTTACCTTTGGCATAAATAGTTAGCTGTCCTACATAACCAAAGGGATCACTTTTTTCTATACTGTACCCATCAAGCCACTTGTTCTTGTAACTCCAAGGACTTGTGGATTTAATGTCATCTACCTTATTGTCTAGCACAAGGTCATACTCACCTGATATTTTCTCTCCTGCTATTTCTGTTTCAATTTTTTCTGGCTCCTCAAATGTAGCGCCAGCCTCTTTAAGTACACCTTTAAATACAGCTTCTGTAATGTCTCCAATCATCATTCGCAATAAGAAATGTGAAGGTGGAGGAATAGCAGCCTCTGGTTTATTTTTTTGAAACCAAAGTTGGCAGGCCACTCTACCTATGTTGCTTGCCCGTAGTCTAAAATCTCCTTCCCGTTTTTTAAACTGCTTACGAACTGCTTCTTCCACATGCTTCACAATACCCTGTATGTTTTCTTCAGACATTGTAGAAGTACCTTGTCGTACATCTTGAAGATACGAATGCACAAGTAACTCTACAGGATGTTCCATAGCTACTCTCCTTCATCTACGGTGATAAATCCCTCAATTACATTCTCTTGTTCTGAAGTTAGAGGACTGTTATTGGCATTTTCATCATACGAAGTTTGAATGTACTTGTTATAATTATTAACCCATGTCTGAAAGTTCATGAGTGTATCATTATCTTCAGGCTGTGTGAGTTTAACTTCTTTTGTGAGATCGACATTGAAGATAGGCTGATACAACATATTACCATTAGCCATAGGAGAACCCTCTGTAAACAATTGTATCTTATGTTGAGGAAACAATCGGCCTGCCTGTCTGTATTTGGCAAGAGCATCTCCCATAATCTTGAAAGCCGTATTATTTTCTATTTCCCAAATAACAGGTATTTGGTCTTCTCCATACTCAACCTCTATATTTTCCCCCTCTTCGTTGAGATAGCCACCAATTTCAACTGTACCAAAAATAGTCCTAACCCGCTTAACAGAAGTTATCAACTTTCTAGTAGCCTCTGGCAATTCATTCCACTCCTTAACAAAACCAGATGGCCTACCACAGTTGAATCCTCCTGACTCATCAATCAGGTCAGTGGAATTAAATGCCTTGTAATCAGCAGTAAAAGCGGACTTTATATATTTACCATTTCTACCATTTTTATCAGGCTTCTGATATGGCATCCAGCGATTGTACCTAAATCTTTGCAGAAAGGGCCTTAGCGTAATCTGCTCACAGTACTTATACGTACCACTGCCATCGTCCAAACGATACGTTCCACCGGGAACTACTTCCAACTGCCTTTGCTTGCCATCTTTTTCTATGGTTCCCATTACTGACTTGTTCCAGATACGAAGTCGGGTAAGGGCATTTGTAGAATTTACAGAAGAAGATTTTTCTGCTTCAATACCCATTGCTGCAGCCACTATATCGTAATTTGCACTATCTATTGTAACTAGTTCTGTTTCCATGATAATTCCTTTCGGTTTGCTCAAAAAAAGATTGCCCCATTATACCAATTTCAAGAAAAATGTCAAGCATATTCATTCAATTCCATCCAATTTTTTCCCATTTTACAATCAATGATAAGTGGAACATTGAAATCTACTTCAAAATTAATTAAAAATGCTGTTCTCAATCTTTGTTCAGCTATTGTAATGCACTCTCTGACCAACTCTTCTTCCTTTGGATATACATCCACCACAATGCTGTCATGCACACTATTAACTATAATACTATTAAGCTTTTTATTTCGCATAATACGTTCAACTAATAGTAAAGCTGTTTGTACAATGTCTGTAGAGATGGATTGAACAGGATAATTTTTCACTGCTGTAAAATGTGTAATGGTTCCTCCCTCTTTTCTCTGTACATTAGGAAATTTAAACTGTCTTCCTGTAGGCGTAGTAACCATTCCTGTAGACATAACTTCATTTGCCAATTCACCATGCCAACCAGCTATGCCGTAATATTTTTTAGTAAATAATTGATAGTATGCAGCCTCTGCTGCTGTCCTACCAAAGCCTGTGGCCCCAAATAGCGGGGCAAAGGTATGTGCCTTAGCTTCTTGTCGGGTTGTAGTCTGACCATACTTAGAAATAATCTCTGCCGTATAGCTATGCACATCAAAGCCTGTATCTATTTCTTTCTTGGCAACTTCATCATCACCCAGAAAAGCAGCGGCCCTAAATTCAAGTTGAGCAAAGTCTGCTTCAATAATACTACCATCCAACCAACGCGATCTGAACACTCTCTTAATTGGAAAAGTACCACCACGAGGCATGTTTTGTAGGTTTGGTGAGTCAGACGCCAAGCGACCAGTTGCAGTTCTGTGTTGAACTAGTCTAACATGTAATCTTCCATCAGGCTTTATGAAATTTGTAATCCCCTCTACAAAAGAAGACATATAGGTATCTAATGCGGATAGCCTACGCACCTTATGCAGAAAACTTTGTGCATCAGAAAGTCCCTTTTGCCTAGCAGAGTTTTCTAAAATTTCAAGATTAAATTTGCTTGTACTAAAACCATGATTAGCTACCCAACTTGCAGAAGGAGCAGAAAATCTCAACCCCGCCATAGCTTTACCGGGAATGTATAATATTCCTGTACGATTACATGTGTGACATATACGCTTTGCTTTTCCGGTAGTTCCATCTTTCTTTATAGCTAAATTAAATCCCTTACCAAAACAATCTTTGCATTGAATTGCTGTTGTTTTGTATACAATTTCAGAATTAGCTGTGGTTGCAGCAGAAAATGCTGCCTTTTTCATGTACTTGGAAAAGTTAGTAGCCCATGTAGCCTTATCTTTAGGCTTGCGACTATATACAACCGTGCTCAATTGTTCAGGAGAAGCTAAGTTTATAGGAGTATCTCCCATAAGACTATGAAGTTGATCCTTCAGTTCATGTTGTATCTCCTGTTGCTCTTTTTGAAACTCTTCTTTTACTTCCAATAACACTTGCCTATCTACTCTAAAGCCACGATAGTATATCTTAGCTAAAAGAACACATACATCATTGGTTAAATTAATTATATGCTGCAATGTAGCATACTCTTGACTAAACATTTTTGTACGAAGGCGATCCGACAATTCCTGTGTAGCTCGTACATCTGTTAAGCAGTATTCTTGCAATTCATCTCCATCAATTTCCGCTACAGATGCACCCTTTTTAAGACTTTCGGAAAGAGTATCCAGTTTTTGATTTTCTAAATCATATCTCTCTGCAATAGCCTGCAAAGACAGGGGTTCTTTAACCGCTCTTTGAAATAGATACTCCACCAACAGAGTATCAAACACAGAACCATCGTAGGTAAACCCTGTCTCCCACAGCCATGTTAATTCATGTTGAGCATTGTGACAGATTAACACGGTAGCTTCATCAAGCTGCTCTTGCAGTAGCTCCTTGGCATTATCTGTGCTATGTGTAGCATGATCAAACCAGAATGAGGACTCTTCACCAGTGTCCTTTTTTGTACATACCAACACCAGTCTATTGCCCTCTGTAAAAGGATCAAGCAAGGTTTTACCAGAAGGTAATTTAGATACAGTATTTTCTATGTCCACTGTAAGTTTCATGATTTTTCCTATGCGCTATATGTTGCAGTTTCCGGGTCAAGCAAGGTAATAACTCGCCCGTGTTTTCCAGTCAACTTATTCTTTAATACTAACCAGTGTCTCTCTGGACTTTCTTCCTCCTGTTGTCCTTCAACCATAGGTGTTTTAGTTATACAAAACAATACATCTGCTTCACTAGCCTTGCCTGTTCTACTGCCCTCAAGCATACTCATGTTTACAAACACTTTGCCCTCTGCCTCTGCCGACAGTTGAGACATGGCAAATAGCACACAGTTGTATTGTTTGGCTATAATTCTAAATCTAATATATGTCGCCTTCAACTGCTCATGGTGTGCTGTGTACCTACCTTCGGGCTGAAATTTATCTGCCATATCTGCAATTACTATGTCAGGTTCATACGCTTTGATAGCCCGTTCAACACGATCTAAATCCCAGCCTGTAGCATCAGTAACTTTTAGCCTGTCTTTGATGGGACTAAATAACTTTTCTGCCTTTGCCCTATTCTTAACAATGTCTTCAATCTTCATGCCGCAAGCAGCCGTTAGGTATCGTGCAGATACTCTACTGGTATCCTCCTCGTTAGCTAAGACCATAACCTTAGCTCCTTGCTGGGCAAACCCATCAGGTCCAGCACAGAGATAGGCATGACTACTTGTCTTACCCGTATTAGGACGGGCTGCACCCACAATTATCTGTCCCTGATTTACGCCGGGGATCAAGGTGGCAACTGTAGGTATATTAAACTTCCATCTAAACTTCAGATCATTTTTCTTGAGTAAAGAATCAATGTCCATGTTTTCAAAATACACTTTCAGGGCTGGCATAAAGTCTTCTTCTCTTTGATCTACGAACTCGACAATCTTATGTAGGGAAGTTACTTCACCATTAGACATCTTGAATGCCAAGTCCATTAGTTCATTTGCGGCATCCTCTCTGTTCAACTCCCGCAATACATTTTGTGCTACATCCATATTTAACAGTTCTACAGCATCAATCTTACGAAATAGGGTCTGGTACGATTCTTTTTGTGCTGTAGTCAATGTGGGGTTTTGCGAAAAGAACAGGGCTTCTATATCTGAAGGACCAAGTTCATTCTCATAGTCAACCATAGCCTGATCTATAACACTTTTAATAGACCTAGTTTCCTTACTTCTAAATATTTTCTCCTTTGCTAAATTCCTATTATTTTTATAGAACTCTCTGTCCATCAGTGTGCGTAGTAGAGCCAATTCCATTGCATTCTCCTATCCTATTTTGAATGTTCACTATATCATTTTTTCTCGCATACTTCAAGTCATCTTCTAATTTTATAGCAAAAATATTTTCTGAACCAAGTTGCGCCCGTATTGTAGAGGTGAATTGCAGTGTCTTCTTAGCAGCGTCAGGATCAAGAGCCACAAGAACCATACTAAAGTCCTTTAACTGATTAATGTGTTCAGGTAATAGAGAAGTACCTAACAGTGCAACCCCTACACAATTTTTAATTACCTTAGATATCCTAGCAGCAGATATACAATCCTCTACTACTACTGCCACAGTACCCTCACCTACCGTGTAAGCGTACTGACTGGTGCCATAGCGTTTCCACTTAGGCTTACTATATTTCCTTATGGCCCGTCCTGTAGCGTCCACAATCTTTCGGTTATGTACTACAGGAAACACAACCCTGTCTTCTTTCACGTCATACAGTAGCTCTGTATCTACAATAAAATTAGCCCTCGCCCAATCTTCTACTTCCTTTCGTTTTGGCACTATATAGTCCGGTAAAACAAATGGACCCTGCTTTGTGGGGTTTTCTTTTCGCCGTAGAGCATCTTGAACAGTAACAAAAGTATTTTTTGTGCCAGATAATCCACAACCTGCCTTGTAACAGTTATAAAGAATGCCATCCAATGTTCTGGAAACAGTGAATGTATTTCTTCCGTTGCAAACAGGGCAGTCTCCTCTATGCCTGTCGTCTAGTTGTAAGTCTAGTTCATTTATGTAGGTATGTATGCTGCTCACCGTTGTCCCTTTCTAAAATAGACAGCAATTTTTTTCTTATCTTATCCCTATAAGAATAATCAAAGCCGTCATTAATATTAGGCCATGCTGCAGTAGAAATTTCATTATCAATTTTTTTTAATTTTTCATATAGTTCATTAAATTCTTTCTTCGTCTGTTCATTCATCCTTAAACTCAATCTCATTTAAAAGTTCTTCTGTAGTCATAAGACTACGTTTAAATTGTTGCCATTCATCATTTTCTTCCATACTAAATTGCCGCTTGTTGGCAGCATTACGGGCCTGCTCTGTGTTAATGCACACATAAGGCATCAAACTCTCCCTACTCTTGTGTCCACTGTAAGCCATGATTTCTGTATCGGTAGCCCCGTGGTTAGCAAGGTCTGTTAACACGGTTCTGCGAATATCCCTTAACTGCAAACGAGATGGCAACTTAGCTGCAACCATTATTTTTCTAAAAGTACGAGATATATTGTGCTCACTGTATGGCTCAAGCGTAATAGGATTTGGTACGACCCAATTTTGAAAGTCGTATACTTCTTTCTGTTCCTTTAGCATTTGTATGAGGGAATCTGACATGGGTATACCCGCTATGCGTTCATTAGTTTTTAATATCACCTCTCTGGTATACAAGCCATCTGCTAGGTTATAGTTTTCCCATTCAGACAGGCGTATATCCTCTATACGTTGACCCAACTCTACATTGATACGCACCAGAAGACCTATGTTACGCCACTTAGGTACACCAAATGCAGTATTTAGAAAAGTAGTAAAGTCTTCGGTATTCCATATGGTATTTCTAGGTGCAGGCTTACCCCTTTCTACAAAGCACCAAGGATTTTTTTCTAACAGGTCATACTTCATAAGCACATTCCACACACGAGTAACAATCTGGAGTGTGTAATTTGCAAATCGAATACCTTTACCGTCACCAACACTCTCAACCAACTGCCAGTAAATATGTTGGCACTTAGCCACTGTTAAATCTGGCATTTTAATATCCTTTACAGGAACACCCTCTAACTGTAGATCACACAACTTCCGTAATTGATACTCATATTGATCACGAGTTTTGTCCGCTCGTATCTTGGTCTTGAACTCCGGGGTTTGTATATATCTTTCTATAACGTCTACGACTTTGGCGTTTTGCAACTTCATCGGGATCATTCCTTTTCAAACGGCGTTCATGTGCAGCCTTAATTCCATACCAAATTTTCAACTTAAACTTCTTAATTACTTTACCTTCCTTTTTATCAGGATCACCAGTATGGCTAGTCATGGTAGCCCACTTACGACCTTCTTTAACATATACAATTCGTAACCCACTACCTATTCTTGGTGCCTCATCACCTAAAGTTATATCATAGCGTGTTCCATACCTTTTTTGTTTAATTTTATCCCACTGTTTCCATTTGTCTTTTACGGGCAGCAAGTCTGGTTGAATAATTTTTCTGGGCCTGCCCCTCTTCTTGTGACGGCGTAAGAAGGCCGGTATCTCCAAGGTATCGTATTCCATGATGATTTATATCCTCATATGCTACGGTGATTTCATCACCAGCGTTAATTTTTCTACTCTGTAACAGGCATCTAATTTTAACCGTTACGCCTGTCTTATGATTACTTTCAGTACCCAACAAATAACGATCCAATCTAAAGTCAGCTATGGCACTAGCTGTTTTAATCACAACAGTACTTTCTTGCACGATACAGTTTGGTGTATCACTATGATTAAGAAAGGCCCCTACTGCAGTTCGCAGCCAACCCAGATAAGGATGGTGTATATGACACACAGCATTAGGAAAGAAAATTATTTCCTGCCTAGCAAATAGACCAAGACCATCCTTATCTGATTCTTGTACAGTAAACTCTTCGGGTAAAGCTCTCATAGTCCTCTACCACCCCATAATTAGTCGGGTTTCTTCTGGAACCATGTCCATACTAAACGGTGGATCAAATGTCGTAATGATATTAACAGAGTCAACATTATCTACCTCACAAGCTTTATGTATAGCATGAACAATCTCATCTGCAAATGGACACCATGCACTTGTTAGCGTGTGTGTTAACTCTACAGTACCCTCACTCTCATCTATGTCGATGTTGTAAATAAGCCCTAACTCATAAATACTTACACTGGTAATTTCGGGATCATAAACATCTTTCAAATTATTTATAATGTGCTGTCTATCAATAGGATTTCCTTTAGTAGCAACCTTATCTCTAAGCAACTTTAGTTTTTCATGTGGTGTCATCAGCATTTCCTTTTTTACCGGATAAATATTTTGGTGCATCACTTCTGTTTAGATACTCATTTATTTTAATAACCCATTCCTTAATTTTTATAAAAAGTTTCATACCTAAATAAACCCTCCGTAGAATGTGGCCTCCAGTTTATCAATACTGCATAAAGTATCAATATACTTACAACTACTAACAGTGTCGTTTTTAGGATAACGCCTCCTTCCACCATAAAGGCACAGAAGACTTACTCCACTTAGCAAAGTATGCTTTCTCTCCTAAGTAATAGTTACGATAAGCTTGAACGGTATCAAATTTAACTTTGTATTTATCTGGCATACACTGTGGCACAGGATCACCAGCACAGTCGCCAATATTTTCTGGTGCAGTGCTAAGTTTATTAACCAGCCTATCACATGCATGAACTTTATTGTACCTGTTCTCGTACTCCAGTAGCAGTTGCACAAACAGTTCATGCAACCACAAATAATTGTGTAGACTTTTTCTAACCCACACGTTACTGGGATGGTTCTTATGTGTTGCTCTATACAACTTATTAGAATCTGCATAGTCGTCGCCATCCAACACACGGTGAGCAGTTGATAACATCTGTGCACTCTCTAGTATCATCTTAACTACATGTTTGTCACAGTGCATCTGGGCTGCAATGATAGGATTGTAGTCTAGCATAAAAATGTTCATTGTATTACTCCGTTATGGATTCTTGATAACACCAAGGACACAGTTTGTAGTCATCATAGTCTTGCTGTGTAATAGGACAACCACAAACGATACACTCTTTTTGAGCATCCTTAATCTTTTGTAATTTACTATAACTTTCTTTCCAGTTATCTTCAAATTCTCCCATCTTATATTCATCAGGAACAGTACCATATCCTACAGTTCTATCCCACTCTCGTTGAGTATACCACAATCTAGCCACTAGATTCTCCCTCCTTAGTAGTCATAGTAGTCTCAAATAAATATCTAGACACACCCAGCAAGTTAGCTCCTTCTTTACGAAGAGCTACCCAGAACTGCCTATATTCTTTTGGGTCATTATCACTTGAAAAATTATCTGCCTTCACCAATACCACAGTAAAAGCATCTAGTATTTCTTTTGTTCTTTCTTCAGTATACATAATTTCTATCTCCAAAAATTACGCAGTGCGTAAAAAATTAGTGGCAGGTGCATGGAGGAGAACAAAACCCACACACCTGCCACCTTGCGACAAAGCTTACGCAGCTACCCGCTGCTCAAAGTCATCATACATTATGAGACTTTTAAATGCCTTACCTCGCACCAAAGTTTGGACATCTTGCTCCTGTCGCAACGCACGGTTACCAACTTCAGCCCCCCGTAGGCTATCACGGTCAACGTGCGTACCATAATGGGTTAACGTGTTGTAAAGTGCGTACCCATTCCTACCGATAGATGCACTGTAGTTATCCCACAGTCCCATCATACGGCCAAGCCACTTGTCGTTTGTCTTAATCTTAGTCTTGGTCTTGGTTAAGCAAAGGTTACGTGACAGAAAATGCTGTGCCAAGTCCCTATCTATCTCTACCTTTCTCATGTGATTAAAGAGATGGGCGTCATCCTCTAACGCTACAGGCCACGTAGAAGCTACCTCACCAATCTTCTCAGGCTCTGTGTTTACCG